CAGATGCCTATAATGGTCACGAGCAGCAGCACGAACCTGATCAAAGAACTAAGGGGCTACGTGTGGCGTACCGAAAAGGACGGGAGCAAAACGAACGAACCGATTGACTACTTTAACCATGCCATTGACGCGGCACGGTATTGCATCATGGAAAAACTAAACGCCCGAAGTGGCACATACGCAATCAAATGAAGATAGCCTACATCACACAGGAAGAATGCAACGGGGTGGAGTACCATCGCCTACTGATGCCGCTGCATCTCACAGGGCATGATGTGACCCGATGCGTGGGGGCTGACTTCAGCATACTGAATTACGGCTTTGACGTGGTGCTGTTTAACCGTTCGCTACCTGTCAAAGCACAGGCCGAACTAATCAACGACCTGAAGGACGCGGGAACGCGGGTTATCGTTGACGTGGATGACTATTGGGTAATGAAGCGTGACCACTATCTGGGCAGGCATCCCGATAATAAGCGGTACCAAGCGCGGGTAATGGAAGCGTTGAGCCTTGCGGATGAGGTGTGGACTACACACGACCTACTTGCCGCGAAGGTCAGACCGCTCAACAAGAACGTCCATGTGATACCGAATGCCATCGACCCGACAGAACACCAATGGCAGCCGAAGAACTACTATCAGAATCGCATAGGATGGGCGGGTGGCATCACTCACAAGGCTGATTTGTTCCTAACGCGCGGGGCGTGGGGTGACGTTGAGCCTGTCATTTGCGGGGCTGCTAACGATAAGGAGTGGACAGCCATCGCCAAGCAGATACCGTGCAAGATGGTGAAAGGTAAACACGTAAGCGAATACGCGTATTTATACGAGGAGTTTGACATTGCCATTGCACCGTTAGTAGACACGACATTCAACAGGCACAAGAGCAATCTGAAGATATTGGAGGCGGGGATGAAGGGGCTACCGATATTCGTGCAGGACGTTCACCCATACACGGACAACGCTACGGGCATACATAAGGTGAACGACTGGGCAGAGGCAATAGAACAGGCTAAGGCGATGAGCGTGGAACAGATACAAGAGGAGGGGCAGGCGTTGAGGGAATACGTCCTTGCAAACTACGACCTCCGCGAAGTGAACAAACTAAGAATGCAGAGGCTATGAAAATCAAACTACCTACTTCGTGGGATGCCGTTACGCTTGGCGAGTGGCAGGCCATCCGTAAGCTATTGAAGTCAGAGGCCGATCCCTACCTTGTCGAGTGCGCTATCATCAGCACGCTTTCAGGTGCGGACATGAACGACATTCAATCGCTCACACGGGAGGGGCATGGTAAGTGCATGCAGGCGTTGGCGTTCCTGAAGCACCCCATAGGTGGCAAGCTAAGAGACCGCGTATTGATAGGCCGAACAATGTATCACATCGAGACGAACGCCCGTAAGATAACGGGAGGGCAGTACATCGATATCATGGCAATCACTAAGGACGTGGACAAGGTAGATGACAATATGCACCTTATCATGGCCTGCTATGCGACCCCGATGAAGTGGGGCTTTATCAAACAGAAGTACAACGGGGCGACCCATGCACAGGTTGCCGAACAGATGCGGAAGCTACCCGTGACCGTGGTAACGCCTGTCACGGATTTTTTTTTGCAGGATTATCTAAGATTCGCAAAGAATATAGCGGCCTATTTGATGAAGGAAGGGCAACGGATGAAGGCACAGGCCGAAAAGGAATTGAACCTTTCATCAAAGAGTTCGGGTGGCTTTACAGCGTCCACAACCTCACCAACGGCAGGCGTGAACTTTGGAGCTTCTACCTCGACATGAACGTAATTGAACTGCTCAACACCATGTCGTTTTTCAAGTTAATGGGGCAATACGAACGGCAACTGGAAAAGAAAGCAAATGGCAAGGGAGTTCAAAAACGCTGAGGCGGCACTAAGGGTTTACGGTGGCCTCATGGTTCAACGTCTCGTTGAAGGTTTGAACGCGAACAACAGCAACGCAAGCGGTGCGCTGAATGAAAGCATTGCACTGACGCTCAAAGCGGAGGGCATGGGATTCTTTGTTGACGGCTTGGATTATTGGGGCGCGGTTGACGGAGGGCGTAAGGCAGGCAAGCGGCCACCGATAACGGCAATAGAGCAGTGGCTACGTTACCCCAATGTGCGGGATAAGATACGGTTCGGGGCAAGTGACAAGGCGTTCGGGGAGAAGGAACGTAAGGCGTTGGCGTTCATGATAGCCCGAAAGATAGGCCGCGAAGGAACGAAGGGCAACAACTTCTTCAAGAACGTGGTTGAGTCAGATTTGATAGACGACATGGTGCAGGCGGTGGCGAATGGCAGTTTGGATGATATGCTGGCAATGATTGACCAACGCATAAACGACATACGGGTTTAACGCATTTAGCATTATGGCATTAGTATTCGACCAACAGCCCAACACCTACACCCCGCTTTACAATCAAAGTCCGTGGGTAGTAAGGGAGACGGACACATCGGGCAGTCTCAACGACTGGCGTATGCTTTGCCGTGTCATTAGCCTAACTAACGGCACGGTGGAGGTGGCGCGGTTCAATATCCGCTTCAGGGATAACACGCAGAGGCGGGTGGTGTTCGACCCGTCCGAGGTACTGAAGGGATTTGTGAGTTACGACCACGGGCCGATGACAAGCGCAGGGCCGTGGCTACTTGCACCGAACAGCATACATTGGTACGTGGTGAACTTCCAGAGTCAGAAGTACACCATCTTGCCGACTGGTGTTGGCGTATGGGTCACACAGAACGAATTTACCCCACCTTCTAAATGCGTGTGGAATGCGGCACTTGGAACGCTTGCCTTTGCGAATTACAACCCCAACAGCTTTGTCAGTTATCAGAACGGACTATCCAAGCCGCTTACCGCGTTCACGCCAACGCTTTACAAGATAGGCACGGATGAAAGCTACTGGGCGCACTTCCTAAGCGGTCAGGCACAGGCCCCGATAAGCGCAACCATTACAAAATACCCGCTGCCCGACCTGCAAGGCACTCCGCTTGCCGCTGACCCCGTGCAGGCCAATCCGTTCGGCCTTTCGTTCACGGGTCTGCCATCGGTGGGAGGCGATGAGTACAGCAGGCCGAGGGTTCGGGTAGGTGTTGGTCCGCGTGACCTTGCCGCTATTGCTTCGCCTATCTCATTTGTCGGGGTGCAGTCCTACAAGGTGGTATTCAAGTCAACGACAACGGGGGCGACTACGGACGTGACTTGGAGCTTCAACGTGTCCGACTGCCATAAGTACGCCCCTACCCGTCTGCATTGGCTTAATCGTTCGGGCGGGTTTGATGCGTGGACGTTCGACATGAAGTCATACGATGAGGACGATGTTGACAGGCGGCAATACAAGCAGCAGAAGAACGTGCTAACGGGCGGGGCTTACGGTTACGACATCATGAGCCGTGGCACTACTGACTATCACATCAAAGTTGAAACGACAAAGACCATTGCAACGGACAACCTGACCGATGCGGAACTTGAACACCTGCGCGGGTTGATCATTTCGCCCGTTGTGTTCATCGAAAACGGCAGTAGCTACGTGGCGGTGAACGTCAACACGAAATCATGGAGACAGAAGCGCGGGGTGCAGGACGGGGTGTTCAACCTTGAGATGGAGATACAGGGTTCACTTGACAACTTCATGCAGGGGCAATGATAGGCACGGAGGTTATTGTAGAGGGTGGGCATCGGTTGGACGTGTTCGAGGGGCTTGACTTCTCGTTCAATTACTCCGTGTCCGATATTCGGGAGCCTGACAAGAGGCAGACCGAATACACTAAGACCATTAAATGCCCAGGAACATCGAACAACAACACCCTATTTGGGAATCTGTTTGAGGCCGACATTGCCAACCCATTCGACCCGAACATTGACAACATCGGGGTGAACTTCAACCCGAACAAAAAGGCAAGCGTGCAGGTATTGCAGAACAGCCTGCCCGTGTTGGATGGGTCTATGCAACTACGCAGGATAAGCGTAACCGATGGCCGCATTGAATACGAGGTGGTATTTATAGGCCGCCTCATTGACCTGTTCGGGGCGTGGGGTGACAAGAAGATGAACGAGGTTGATGAGAATGGCGATTACATCATTGACCTTAGTGAGTTTGACCATGCGCTAACGCAAGCGAATCAAGAGGCAAGTTGGAGCGCACCGATAGGGGAGGGGTATGTATATCCGTTGATTGACTACGGATTCTCAACGGGCCTTGTAGATGCTAATGGCATAAGAACATACCCTGCCGTATATCAACGCCCTGCGGTGTACGTCAAAGAGTACTTCAATAAGATGTTCGCGTTGGCGGGGGCTACTTATTCAGGTAGCATTCTCAACGACACGCAGGCAGACGGCTTTGAGTTTGACAGGCTTATCATCCCGTGGGCGGCAAGCATCGAACTGAGCGACCAAGATATAAGGGAACGGGAGGTATTCGCAAACCGAACAATAGATAGGGAGTTGTACCCGTTGCCCGAACCGCCAACGGGGTATCTGTACGACATGAATCAAACAACGCTCGATGATAACGGGCAGCTTGATTTGCTCACGTCTGAGTTCACCATTAACGAGTCGGGGACTTACAGCTTTTCGGGGCTGATGAAAGTGATGGTTGAAAAGACATCGAACGGAGGCAACACGGCACCGCTTGATATTCTCATGGTGTTGAGGTTGAACGGTGTGGTGTATAATTCGCAGCCGATGCAATTCAACCTACCTCAAACGGTTGACCCCATAGGCTTTTCAGTCAGTACGGACATGGCGTTCACGTTCCCTGACCTTCCTTTTAGCGCGGGTGACGTGGTGACATTGCGCTACACCGTTCCGTTGGGTAACTTCTTAGTGTTCAATGATGCGTTCCTTTTGTCGGGGTCATCGGTGCAGATGAACGTAGCACAAGAGTTCCTTGGACTTGGGCAGACGTTGAGAATGAACTTCGGCCTGCCTGACCTGACCATCAAGGACTTCTTCCTGAGCATTGTCAGAATGTTCAACCTATACATGGTTCCCGATAAGACCGTGGCTGACTTATATCACTTTTATACCCGTGACGAGTTCTATGCAAGTGGGCAGCTACGGGATTGGACGTACAAGATGGATAGGTCACAGCCCATCGACACTACACCGATGGGCCTACTTAGTGGACGGGAATACATCTACACATACACGAAGGACGAGGACTACTATAATACCCGTTACCAAAGCAACTTTGGAAGGTCATACGGCACGCGGAGACTGGACATAGATAACGACTTTGTACCTGCTGAGAAGGTGAACGAGGTGGAATTTAGCGCGACTCCGTTAGCAAATGACGGGGCAAGTTCGCGAATTATTCCAAAGATTTACGATGCAGACATAAGCAACGGGGCGGTTTCAATAGACCATAACGTGCGAATACTTTACTACGGTGGTCTGTTGCCGTCTAATCCAATGTGGAGGCATCAAGGGCTAACGGATATTCTGCGCACCACGTACCCCTACGCGGGCCATTGGAACAACCCGATAACACCGACATTGGATATAAACTTCGGCCTGTCATTCGAGTATTACTATCAAGGCAATGGTGCGACAGGGCCTATACAATTCACCAACAACAACCTTTTCAAGGCATACCATGAGCGGCAATTCTTAGAGATAGCGTCTAAGGATTCCAAGCTAATCACGGCCATGTTCCTGCTCACTCCGTTGGACATTCACCAACTGGACTTCAGGGATACGATACTAATTGACCAAACGTACTACCGTCTCAACAAGGTCATCAATTACAACCCGTTCAAGTCGGGGTTGACTAAGGTGGAACTATTCAAGGCGGGCGACATCGCTTTCAAAGGGTCGGAATCAGTAGCGGAGGGGTCGGGCAAGTCGTTAGGCGATGGTAAGATGGAGGAGAAAGCCCCCACTGCAAGCGGTAAGACGCTGCTCAACGGCAACCAATTCGAGCCTTTTCAAGGCAAGGTTATCGGGTCAAACAACGTGGTAAGCCCTAACGCGGTCGGGTTCTTTGTGCAGGGCGATGGGAACACGGTCGGGGCATCCAAGAACGTGACGCTGATAGGGTCTAACTGCACCGTGGCAAACGGGGTGCAGAACGTGACCGCGATAGGGGTACAGGGGATAACGATAAGCAAAAGCGACACGGTCATCAATGGCACGGGCGGCATTCAATACGCCAAGCTGACCATCCCAACCGCGCAGGTGCTGACATTGTTCACAACGCCGAGAGCGTTCGGGCTGACCGTTCCAACGGGGTACTATGTGCAGTTAGTTTCAGCACAGATGAAAGCCACTTACAATAGCGTGCCCTATGCCACGAACATTGATTTAGAGGTTGGATTCAGTGGAGTGAAGCCGATTTTCACCGATAACGTCCTTGGATTCAGCAGCAGCACATTCGTGAATCTTGACTATGAAAGCAGCGGAGTTGTAAGCGCGGCATCGGACGTTATCGTTTCCGTGAACGGTGGCAACCCCACAGCAGGCAACAGCGACATCACTATCTACATCAGTTACTTACTTATCGAAATTTAAGCGATGGCAACGGAGAAACGGACTATAATGATTGACGTTGCCATTTCCACAAAGGGAGAGGCGACCGTTGACAAGCAACTTGATAAGGTAGATGGAGGGCTGAAGGACATTAAAAAGTCGGCAGACAAAGCGTCCACGTCCATGAAAGCGGGGTTCACCGCTTCGGCTTCGGCCGCGGCTCTTATTCCTGGGCCTATAGGCGTGGCCGCGACAGGAATGCAAGGCCTGACCGCTGCAACCTCCACGTTCATCGGTGCGATGAAGGGGGTGAAAGGTATTCTAATTTCTACGGGTATCGGGGCGTTTGTCGTTATCGTTGGCACGCTCATAGCCTACTTCACCGAAACAGAGAAGGGTGCGCAGAAGCTAAGGACAATAATGGCGGGATTGGGCGCGGTCGTGCGTACCGTGGCAGATGCCATGATGAGCCTTGACTTCCGCAGTTTAACAACCGACTTAAAAGAGAACACGCAGGCGGCTATTGCCAACGCAAAAGCACTCAACGCGGTGGAGGAGGCGGAGGGCGACCTGACCGTCAAACGTGCGGAGGCCAACAAGGAAATCACACGGGCGCGGCTTATCGCGGACGACCTGACCAAATCAACCGAAGAAAGGATTGAGGCCGTAAAGCGTGCGGGTGACATCGAGAAACAAGTAGCCGCTGAAGAGTTGGACATACAACGCCAACGCTTGGCGGCAATGGAATCGAACCTCAACATGAAGAAGGACGCTTCGGAAGAAGAACGCGACCTTGTTGACCAAGCTAAGGTAAGACTTGCCGACCTTGAGCGCGAAACACTCATGCGCGAAAAGCGGTTAGGTTCAGAGGTTCAGAGTTTGAAGAACGAACAGGCGGCAAAAGATAAAGAGGCAGACGCGGCACGTTTGGAGGCCATCAAAGAACGGGATGCGGCAGAGGTTGAAGCGGCTAAGAAAAAGGCGGCAGAGATTGAGGAAGCGTTAAAAGCGCAGTACGCGAACGAGTTAAGATTAGCGCAAGAAGCGGCAGACGGCAAGCTGCGAAGCGATGAATACTTGGCCGAACGGAGGGCAAAGACGGCAGAGCAACAATTAGAACTTGAAATCGAGCGCGCACTTAGGGCGGAAGATGAGAAGTTCAACGCGGTAATGGAGGCCCTGTTTGCACAGGACGCAACCAAAGAGGAATATATCGAGGCGCAACGTCTGTACGAACAGGAACAGATGGCTATTGAGAACGACCTGCGTTATGCGTTCGACCAAGAAAAGTTAGCACAGGCCAAAACGGTAGCCGATGAGGAGGCCCGTATTAACAAAGAGAAAAACGAGAAAATAAAGGCGCAAGAACGCGAACTACGCGAAGCCAAAGTAGGAGCGGCACGGGCAACAGCGGGTGCGTTAGGACAGATCAGCGCACTCATTGAGCAACAAGAGGGCGAAGCAACGGCAGCCTCTAAGGCGTTCGCGGTGGCGCAAGTATTGATAGACACGGCCACGTCAATTAGTTCGGCCATTGCGGGGGCTACGCAGGCAGCCGCAGCGGGTGGCCCTGCTGCACCGTTCCTACTTGTGACCTACATCGCTACAATGGTCGGGTCGGTGGTGGGCGCGATTGCCTCCGCCACGTCAATCCTTGACAGCGTTCCTGGGGGCGGGTCGGCATCGGGTGCGGTCGCAGGGGTGGCATCGGCTACGTCTGCGCCATCGGTTCAACCCGTGACCACGAACACTACACAGCTTAACAACACCCAACAAGCTGAACTAATGCCTGTGCAGGCGTATGTAGTGGAGACGGCCATCACTGGGTCGCAGGGCAACGTAACACAAATAGAATCACAAGCAACCTTTGGAGGCGGATAACATGGACAAGAAGCTAATATACCTGACCGTTGACCAAGATGAGGCGGATGAGACCCGTGTTGAAAAGGTGTCGTTTGTTGATTCGCCTGCCATACAAAGGGGCTGGATGGCGTTTAACAATCAGCAACGGTTCAAGGTGCAGAGTGAGGATAGGCGCATCGTATCGGGTGCGCTCATGGTGGCGGGTCTGCCGATATATCGGAGGGATGAGGCGGGTGAGTATTACGTGTCGTTCACGGCATCGGCAATTCAGGCCATCGTTTACAAGTTCATGAAGGAGAACAGAACCAAAGAGGTGAACGAGATGCACGAGACGGACGTTGACGGGGTGTTCCTTTTTGAATCGTTTATCATTGACCAAAGCCGTGGAATCAAAACCCCCGAAGGATTTGACGAACTGCCTGACGGGTCATGGTTCGGGTCGTTCAAGGTTGAGAACGATGAGGTGTGGAAGAAGGTAAAGGACGGTACTTACACGGGGTTCAGCGTGGAGGGTCTATTCACGGAGGACATGGAAAAGAACATAGACGAACGGGTACTGGCCGAAGTGATACGGGTGTTGACAGAGACAAACTGAACGCACAAAGGGCATAGCGCATTTACCCATAACAAAAGCACAATCATGGAAATTCAGGATAGAGTTAAAGCCAAGTTGGGCGAAATCAAAAAGCTATTGTTTGCCGATGCTGTTCCTCAGAAATTCGTTGAGGCTACATTGGTAGATGGCACGGTTGTAAGTGTTGAGCCTGCCGTTGAAGTGGGCGCGGTTGTTTCTGTTATCGGTGACGGTGGTGAGATGCTACCCGCACCCGATGCAAGCCATGAACTTCAGGACGGCACATTGGTTGTGACCGAGGGCGGTATCATCGTTGAGATTGTTGCCGTTGCTGAAGCACCTGCCGAACCTGCCGAGGCCGCAGCCGAACCGAACAAGCCTGCCGCTTTGAGCGTGGATGACATTCAGGCCGCTGTGATGGCTAAGGTATCGCAAAGCATAGCCGAGCGTATCAACTCCATGAAGTTCGCAGCCGCTAAGGACGTGGCCGCGTTGAAAAAAGAGAACGGTGAACTGAAAAAGGCGTTGGGCGAACTGGCCGATGTGTTCGAGGCGTTCGCTACTGCACCCGTTGACGAACCGAAAAAGAAAGTCAGCAACCCTTTCAAGGCCGAAAAGCCAAACGACAACATTGACAGATGGTTGTCAATGCGCAAACAGAAGTAAACCCTCAACCAATTAAACAATAGAAATCATGGGCTTTAATGTTCAAGGACTGGTAAATTACATTGAGGAACAAAAGTTCCCATTGATGGCACGTACCATCAACAGCGCAAAGATGATGCAGCTCGTTGAGGTTATGCCTAACGTGAAAGGCCCGACCAAGCTGCCACTGTTGGCGCAGTCGGTTTTCTTCCAAGCGGATGACTGCTCATTCGTGGCGACAGGAACATCTACCTTCACACAGCGCACGCTGACTCCTGGCAAGGTAAAGCTGAACAGCGAATGGTGTCCAAAGGACTTGGAGTCCAAGTTCTACGTTGCACAGATGCGTGCAGGTTCCCACAGCGAAACCGTGCAGCCTGAGGACGTGTGGCGCAAAATCACCGAGACCTATCTCGCAGAGGTTGCTATCGAAATCGAGAAGAACATTTGGCAGGGGTCCGTTTCGGCCCCAACCTCCAACAACGGTTCTTACTGGGATGGCTTCATCACCACAATCGGAAGCGGTTACATCAACGCTAACGCGGCAGGTATCTACTCCAACACCCCGTTGACTGGTTCGTTCACAGCGACCAACGCGCAGGAGATGGCGTTCCGTCTGTACACGGCCCTTGCCAACAACGGCCTAACCAAGTACAACGACAACGTGGCCTTTATAGGTTACGACACCTACGCTGCACTTCAGGCCGCTCTTATCCTCGGAGGTTCGACCAACGGTGTGCAAATCAACAGCGGTGCAGGCAACCCCGACACCGATGCCATCGAGGGCATTATGTTCCCAGGAGTGAACCTGAAGTTCATCCCTGTGCATGGTCTGACAGGCACGAACAAGGCATACGCTGGCCGTGCATCAAACATGTTCATCGGTGTGGATGCGGAGTCTGACTTCGACAGCCTCGAAGTGTGGTACTCTAAGGATGACCGCAAGGTGAAAGTGGCAATGGAGTTCAAAGTGGGAACACAGGTAGCGTTCCCGAACGAAATTGCTGCAATCGTTCTTTAATCACTAAGGGGGTGGGTTAACGCTCACCCCCTTTAACACTACACAAAGATGAGTTGTGCATTAACACAAGGGTTCACACTTGACTGCAAAACGGCAGTAGGTGGCATCAAATCGGTACGCTTTGCATCCTTGGCCGATTACCAAGGACTTGCGGCAGTAGTGTCAACGGGGCAAATCCAATCGTTCGGTTCTGCAACTGCGGTGTTCCGAAAGTACGAACTGGACAAAGAGGAGTCTTCATTCAGCGATGACCCAACACCAGGAAGCAACAAAGGGACGCTTTACTACGTGCCAACGCTTACTTTCATCCTGTCACGTTTGGACACTGCCAAGCGTAACGAGATGCAGCTACTGGCAAAGAACCGCGTTGTTGCCATCCTTGAAACGAACGAGTCAACACCTTCGTATTGGGTGATTGGGTACAACAATGGATTGGACTTCGCAAGCGGTACGGGCGCAAGCGGTACGGCATGGGCAGACCTGAACGGCTACACCATGACCTTCAGCGGCATGGAACCTAACC